GGTAGGAGCCAGCGTTGGAACTGGAGTTTCGGTAGGAGCCAGCGTTGGAACTGGAGTTTCGGTAGGAGCTAATGTACAATCTATACACAATGTCGGAGTTGGCGTTGGACAAATGCCTCCTTGACAGCATACGAAAGGGGTCGGAGTTGGCGGGCATATTCCACCAGGGCATGGAGTAGGCGTTGGCGCAATAAAGACAGTAGAAGGCCAAACCTGAATTCCGTTAAGAGAAGCAGAATTTACAAATTTGCCCGCAACAAAAATTTTATTTGGATAAGGATACAGCGCTGCCATTTAATTAATATACATTTAAAATCTTAAATAGTTACCACATAAATAACAGGAAAGCTATAATTCGCAGCAAGTGTTAAATAATAAACAAAATAAATATCATTTTCTGATCCAACATTTGAAATTGTTTTTTTCGCAAAAGAGTTCGTTATATTAAATGCGGTAGAAGAATCAATTACTCTTGTTAATTCTCCATACGCAGATGGATAAGCTATAATTATCCTTTTTGTATCAGTTTGAATTTGAATACCAAAAACAGATCCATCAATTAAGTTATTATTACCAACTAAAGAAGTCAAATCTGCTGGAACCGATGGAATATTAGCTTGATTATCTGCGATATAGTATAAATTTCTTCTCGGATATAGATTTACAGTATTAGATCCAAGATTGTATGCTGTTTCCTCCCATCCTTTTTCTATAAAAACCTCAGTCCACGCATCAGATGCATTTCCTGTGCCAGTAAATATACTAGAAAAATCTGCGCTATCTCTAGAAGCTAAAGGATCAAGCCAGACCATTTTTTGCGCGCTTTCAGCAGCCGCCCACTCAGAAAAAGAAACGTATTCTAAATTATTTTTTCTTGGCTTAAGTTGGAAAAATTTGTTCTCAGACAATACGTAGACTACCATTCCCAATTTTCTTCTACCAGAAGACAGACCGTCAGCATTCATTATCTGACCACATGGTATATCATACATATACTGCAAGGTAGGCAGTTCTACAAATCCACCTATTCCCAAATGAGAAAAATGAGTTCCATTTAGGTAATTTTTAGGTGCTATCTGAGAACCTAACATGAAACTACCTGGCTGTATAGGTAAAACTTGAGGCATAAGATTAATTAGTAAATTTATGTAGTTTGGTTGAAGTAGTTACACCTTCAGTCTGAGGACCCCATACTTGATATAACTTATATATTACTGCATCAATATAAAAATAGCCTTGTAAATTTTCAAATCTTCCATTTTCAGGAATCACTGAAACAACAATATTATCATCTGTTACTTCTAATAAGCTACCATAAACAGCAGGTATTAAGAAAAACGCTAAAATATTGTTAGAAGTTTGTCCAGGCTTCTGAAGCCAAGTTAAATCATATATTATATCTTTATTTTCGTTAGAAAATGGGTTATAATAATATGGAGTAATCCTATCTAAGGAACTAATTCTACGGTTAATATATTGTGTAAAAGGCTCTGTTTGAGTTCCAGCCCCACTATTGTATCTAAATGTAGTTGACTCATAAGTGTGGGCTACAAAATCATCTTCTGCGCCCTCTCTACTTATAGGAGCGTAGAATATATAAAAAGGAGTAGGCAGCGGCGCGTCAGTTGGAGTAGGCGTTGGTAAAGGGGTCGGTCCAGGAGTTGGAACAGGAGTTGAAGTTGGACAAATCCCACCAGGACAAGGAGTTACCGTTGGTCCTGGAGTAGGAGTAAGTTGGCAATTATCTAATGTTGGAGTTATTTTTTCCGCAACATTTAATTTACCTTTAAAATAAGTAGAAAGACAATTTCCTGAAACAATCTTTACATCATAAACATAAGAACCGCACGGAATTTGCATTCTCGATCCATCTACTTGTTTTAAAACCAATTCTGCCCCAACAATAGATTCTTCTTCATCAATAATTAAATCTCTAATCTCTACTGTATTATATTGGGTAGACCAAGACAAAACCTCTTTACAATTTTTTTTCTTTTTTACATTAACTATTACATTACGACCATTAAGATTTAAATAATTACCATTATGATCTTTTGGATATAAAGTTATAGGACCATAATTTTCGCCTCTATAAGCTAATGGTAAATCATAATTAGTCGGGGTCATTTTTATATTATAAAATAAATATTTTAATTAGTTTACACTATTAAAAAGAAGATGATTAAAAGAATAAAAGAAAAAGCCCCGATAAACGGGGCTTTATTCTTAATTTTAATTTTAATTGTTTATTAAACAATGATACCAGCGACTGCTCTTGCATCAAGTGCAATACGACCCTCTTCGAGTCCGCCATAGAAGCCAACTTTACCAGAACGAGCCAAGAATTGGTCATCTGGACGAAGATTGAAGCTACCTCCGGTCTCAGCATTGACAGCCAAGGTACGGATAAACGATCTACGAGAGCGATCAATACCAATGAGAACTTCGTCATTAACGTTAGAAGAAGCAAATGAAGATCCACCTGTTCCATCTGGTTTTGCAAAGCTTTTAGCAGCAGCAATTTCATCGAAAAGCACATTGTACTTACGACCAACGCCAAGCTCAAGAAGCTCATGCAATGTAACACCCCAAATGTCTGTCATGCCAGCGGCATTGAAAATGCGCTCGCGCACAGAGTCAGTAAGAGGAATAGATGTAGTTCCAGAAACGGCTTGTTTTGTATTAACTGGATTATAAGCAAAGCCTCTGATTTGCTCCATGATTTCAGGAGAAACATAAAGATCTGTTAAACCTCTTCCTTCGTTACCAACAGGGGTTGAGCCATTGTAAGCAGAGTTTAATCTCTTAAGAAGAGTAATGGCTTTATTGATGTCTTCGACTTGGAAAACGCCAGATGTTTGCGATCTGAAAACGTGATTGACTCCCTTTGTTTGGGCGTCAGCAAGCATTTTAAGAACAACATACCAAGCATTTCTTTCTTGCTTGATAAGAACGTCATTAGAAAGTCTTTCAAGACCTCTAGCAACGACGTCTAAACGGCATTTGCGCACATAGCGCTTATCAAAGCTAATCGCCGAATCAAGAGGATAGGTCGAAACCTTGATCTCTTGGAAGCTGCCAATCTGTTGAGTTGGAAGACCTCCAGCAACTGTTTGCTGCCACACGGCAAATGTGCCCTCTGGCTCGCCGTAATAGAGATCGACAGGAATCGATGGAGAATCATCTTCATCATAGCTCATGTCTTCGTAAAAAGCTGCAGCGGTACCAGCCTGCAAAAGCACCTCTTGAATAACTGGAGCAATAAAAGCCGCAAAAGCGTCTTGAGCCTCAAGAGCCTGAACCTTATTGCTTGAACCCATAGCTTTTACGAGTTCAACCTGCTCTGGTGTTTTTTCAAATTTGATTTTCATATTTTTATTATATTTTCTAAATTTTAATTTTTATATTAAAGCTTGATGTCGATTAACACAAAGCCATTTGCGTCTTTTGGACCAAGGGCTTTAGCAACGATTAATGTTGGATCAGCTGTGGTTTGAAGCTCTCCGTTAGCAGCAACGGCAAGACCGCTTCCGAAAGCTGGAGTTCCAGCAACGCCGCTGTAAAGGAATAATCCTCTCTTCACAACAGGAACAGCTTGTCCGCTGATGATAAGGTCGCGCTCGGCAGCCTTACGGGGTTCAAATTTTAATGGATAACCATTCTCGTCAACGCTTCTAACGTCTTTAAGGGTCATGCCAAGTACTCTAGCAGGAGGAGTATTGGCTGGAGCAGCCTGAACTCTACTTGCAACATCAAATCTAGATGACAAAGTTCCATTGATGAAACTGTCATTACTGAAAGCGGATTGAGCAGAAAGGTCAAATCCACTACCGACAGCGGTAACGAAAGTGCCCTTATTACCTTCACCCTGGAGAGCAAAAAGGTTAACAACCTCATGCTCATCATAATCTCTAAAAGGTCTAATTGTAGCCATATTTTTATTTATTTATTTGTTAAGTTTTGTTTATTGTTATTTGTTTTCTACTTTGATAGTGTTACTGTTGAAAGCTTTAGCAAATTTCTGCCTAAGCGAATCCTCGGCAACTGCACCATTTGGAAGAGCAACTTCCTCAGCTTCAACTTTTTCAAGTATATTAGCGACTTCTTGCTCTTTATTTTCTTGCTCTGAAGCAACTGCCTCAGTAGATTCTTTTTCTGATTCAGAAGCTTGGCTTTTTTCTTTCATTTTCTCATCCTCAGCCATTTTTTTCTCCATCATCATTTTTTTGTTTTTACCTTTAGCAAAAACGTTAAAAGCTTTATACCATTTTTCAAAAGATTCTTGGTCTAAGTTTTTAATTTGCTCTCCGATAACTTCGCGCTCTTCGTCATCCAAAGAAAACTCCTCATCAAGAGTTGTCATTCTGTTCTGAAATAACTCTTCTTTTTCACGAGCTTCTGCCTCGATCTTAATTTTTTCAAGTTCAGCTTTCAATTGCTCGCCAGTTTGCTTTAACTCTTCAAGTTGAGCTTCGAGTTCAGCTTTTGTTTTCTCTGCATCGGCAACAAGTTTATCTTTAGCTTCTTGAGCCTCGGCAAATTTTTCTCCAGCTTTTTTAATTTCCTCTTCGAACAATGCGCGAATATCAGTAGCGCAAATCTGTTTCAAAGAGTCATCAGTTAAATCTTGGATTGACTTTATAAGCATTTTATTATTTTCCTTTTTATTTTTTTGTTTTTCAAAAGAGTCAGAAGCAGCAGCTAAACTATCTGTATCTAATTTATTTGAAATTATATTTGTTTCTACAAGTTTTTCTTCTAATTGGGAACTTTCTACCTCTTCTTTTATAGAAGAAGACTCCTCTTCTTTTTCATTTTCTTCTTCCAGATCTTCCGATCCAAAAACTTTAACGCCTTTAACATCAGCAGCTGGATTATTTGTAAAGCCTATTCCTAATGGTAAAACTTCACCTATTAAATTAATATAAAGAGGCTGACCATCATCGTCAAGACCATTTCCTCCAAAATGCATCAATTTATTTTTTATTTCAGAAACAATAGAATCATCTGAAATAATAGAAGCTTCTGATAAGTTAAGAGAGCCCTTTGCAATATTAAAATTCTTAAAGCCCATTTCCCAGCTAGTTGAAATAGTTAAATAAGATTCCGAAGAAGGATCAGAAGATGCCTCTAATTTGTCCGCGAACTCTTCATTCACAACTCTCCAAACAAATCCACTTAATACAACATTAAATGGATCTTTTTTATCCTTGACTTCTTCTAAAGTCAAAGGCTTGTCACTTCCATATTCGCTAAATCCATAACCAGTGATCAATCCAGCCACGTTTTTTCTTTTATGCTCAATATTCATCGGTTTAAACTTAAAGTTTTCAACAGATGATAAAGCCACATCAGTAGAAATAACTTGACCATTTTTATTTGCTCTATTTACAACAAAAGCATTAAATGCAACGCCGATCAAATCATAATTTTTTTCTAAATCTATAGAAGAATCTAAGAAAGGTTTTAAAGAATCTATTCCAGCCTTAGCGATGTTTATATCCTTTTCCTGTGGTAAAAAAATCTTAACCGGTTCAGAAGCGAATATTGTTTGAAACGGAAATAATATCTTTGCTGATGGTCTGTATTCTTCCGCGATTAAATCGCTAACCCAGATATAAGAATTTTCAAATTTAGGCATGATATAAAAACAAATTATTTTTATTGTAATTCAAATTTACACAATTATATAAAAAATGTCACAAATAATTTTATATACTAAATACAAGACTCTATTAAGCGAGCTTCTGCTTCGCGTCTTTCAATAAGTCCATCAAGATTTTTACCTTTCCATATTCTTTTCATATGGCGAAGTTCTTCTGCAATTTTTTTATAATCTTTTTTTGGTACAAGAACTTTTATATTTCTCATTTCTAGTCTTTTTTCACCAACTAAGCTAGTTCCTCTGTTAAAAACTAAAGACACTATAGCTCCATAAGCATCAGGACATAAGTCGGACAATCCTGGAAATGTTTTTTCTGCTAATTTTGTAAACTTAGCCCATGTAATTTTTTGAAAAATCTCAAGAGCCTTTTCCCAATTAACGTTAATTCCAGCAGCTCTTAATTTTTTTGTATGCTCTCTGCCTTTTTCAGAAGTTTTTCCTACTGCCGCTTTTATTATTTCAACTTCTTCTTTCTTAAGAAAATTAAAAATATCAGCTAATTCATTTTCTGTATAATAAGCGCAATCTATACCAATTCCGATAGTTGGACCAGATGCTCCACCGGGCCATGTAAATTTAGAAAGATATTTTTCATAATAGTCTTTTCCACCACCAACTTCATACTTCAATAAGAGTTCTAATGTTTTTTGTGATGGTTTAAACGAGTTCATAATCATCATCTTTCACATTAGTTTGAATAACTGTAACAGAATTAATTGTTTCATTTGCGCTCTCTATTGAAGCTCTTGAACTACTTCCATATTTCAAATCAACTACAGCTTGCGCACCAACATAAGACCCAATTATAATTGCTAATATCTCAATTGTCTTGGAAAAAATAGTTACAAATCCAGAAATGAACTCTGCATTTTGTGGAATAAAGAACATAATGCCTAAACTGGCAAAATAAAAAAACGCAAGAATCAAAACCGAAGTAAAAACAATATAGAATTTGCTAGAAGCCATATGATTTATAGCCCTCATTCTTTCTACATCTTCAATAGGAGTATTTGGCGGAACCATATGTCCGCTTAAATAAGAAACCAATGAAATTGCCGTATTTTTAATAGCTTGAATCATACAATTTAATTGTGTTTTTCTATAGATACAATTGCTACATAGCCAGCTAAGAGTTTTGCTTCATTTTCTAATTCTTTATACAATTCATCTGATAGCCTACCGTTAAGATTATTAAAATCAATTCCGAGTATGGCAATAAAATCTCCCTCTAAACAGATAATTGGAAACATATACGATCTATGAACGCCTCTGTGTAGCCAAAAATCCTTGAATGCATTTTCATGTACCCCATCTGTCTCTACAATAACCCCAGAATGACTTTCATTCATTTCAGTTAAAACATTGCTAAAAAATGATATTGGTAAATTTTGTAGCTTCATTAGGTCAGTAGATACTCCGGGCTTTGTTGACTCAAAAGTAGCAGACATTTTTTTCATGCTTTTATTTCCAGGATAAAAATTCCCTCCATTATGAAACTGAGCAATCCAAACTCTATCAAGGTCATATTTACTCTGCAATAAATTTAACGTAGAATTAATTTTTTGCTGAACATTAATTGTTATATTAAAATCGTCGCGCCTTTTAGTTCTATCTTTTTCTTTTTTTGCACTCAGCGCATGTTTAAAATATAAAAGAACTATTGGACCCACTATGCCAGTTAAAAAAGCTACTAAAACGGGAACCATTTCTGAATGAATAATTGAAAAAGCCAGCATATTTTTTTTATAAAATGTATTTTTATTTTATATTAAATACATTAAAAAATTAAAAAATAGACCCAATTATAAAACCAAAAACAAAACCCAATCCAAAAAGACATTGAGCTGGATATTTAGCCGTTAAATTATTGATTTTTTCAATAAATAATTCCATATTAGTTTTAGATTTCATATTAAAGTATTCCTTTTATTCTAAGATAAGTCGCGCCGCCGATTGTCAACAGCAATATAACTATAATAATATTTCTTTTTAAGATTGCCAAATCTTTTTCAACTAATTGTTTCTGCATTCTGTTAAGATCTTGAACCATTTTATTTGCATTTGCCTCTTGGCGCGCTAATTCCTCATCTACTTCGCTTTTAAATTTTAAAGCTTGCTCATGATCTTTTTTTAATTGCTCAAAAATTTCTTTATCTTTTAACAATTGTTGGTATTCCTCTGAATTAACTACTACAACAGTATCATTTTTATATTCATCAGGAATAACAAGAACACGTTGCTTATTAATAGAAATTGGAGTTTTAGGCTTTGCGGAACTTGCGACTACTGGAACAGTTACTGTTTTATATATAGGCTTAATTTCGATTTTATTTTTAGGAGGCTTAACAATTCGCGCCGCTTCAGACGCATATGAAGTTGCTAAATCAATTCTTGCCTTTTCAAATGAGTCTCTTGTTGCATAGACAGACCTAGATAAGGCTTGGGATTGCTTTTCAGTATAAACTGTACAAGCTGGAAGTAATAGAAATAATGAAAATAAAAAATATTTATTCATATTAATTATTACACACTTATTCAAGTAAATAATAAAAATGAATTTATTTTTTTACTAGTTAATTTTTAATTGGTGTCATAAATGCTGCTGCTTGTGCACCAGCAGTAGCAACAAATCGCCCTTCTCCGTAGGCAACCGCACTCCAATAGCTGCTGTTGGATATATTAGTAGAAGTCCATGTAATGCCATCGTCACTATGTAGTGCTGAAGTTGAACCAGTGGCAACAGCAACAAATCGCCCTTCTCCGTAGGTTACTGAAATCCAAGATCTACCTATAGGTAGAGTAACAGAAGTCCAAGTAATTCCATCGTCACTATATGCTGCTGAAGTTGAACCAGCGCCTCCAGCAACAACAACAAATCTTCCTTTTCCGTACGTGACTGAATACCAAACTGGACTACTACTTGGCAAAGTAGAAGCAGCCCATGTTATTCCATCGTCACTATATGCTGCTGAAGTTGTCTGAGCAGCAACAGCAACGAATCTTCCCTTTCCATACGTGACCGATTCCCAGTTAGAACTACTTGGTAGAACAGCAGCGGTCCATGTTATTCCATCGTCGCTATATGCTGCTGAAGTTGAACCAGTGGCAACAGCAACAAATCGCCCTTCTCCGTATGTTACTGATTGCCAAGAGGCGTTGCTAGGCATAGTCATAGAAGTCCAAGTAATCCCATCATTACTATATGATGCTGAAGTTGAACCAGTGGCAACAGCAACAAATCGCCCTTCTCCGTATGTTACTGAAACCCAATTGGCAAAACTAGGTAAAGTAGAAGAGGTCCATGTTACACCATCATCACTATATGCTGCTGATGTACCGACATAAGCAACAGCAACAAATCGCCCTTCTCCGTATGTTACTGAATTCCAATTATGACTAATAGGCATAGTAGCAGCAGTCCAAGTAGTTGGAAATGTAGATAGATTTGTATATGCTGCGGTATTTGAATTAATCCCGCCAACAGCAACAAATCTTCCTTCTCCATATGTAACAGATCTCCAACTAATATTGCTTGGTAAAGTTGCAGCAGTCCATGTTATACCATCATCACTATATGCTGCTGAAGCTGAACCAGAGGCAATAGCAACAAATCGTCCTTCTCCGTAGGTGACTGAGTCCCAACTGAGAACACTAGGCATGGTAGCATTGATCCAAGTAATCCCATCATCACTATATGCTGCTTTATTTGAGCCAGAGGCAATAGCAACAAATCTTCCTTCTCCGTAGGTTACTGATTCCCAATCACTGTTGCTAGGTAGAGTAGTATCGATCCACGTAATCCCATCATCACTATATGCTGCTTTATTTGAAAAATCACGAACAGCAACAAATCTCCCTTCGCCGTATGTTACACTCTTCCAACTCCCAGTGCTAGGTAAGGTAACATCGATCCACGTCACACCATCATCACTATATGTTGCTTTATTTGAAGTTGCGGTAAAACTATAAACAACAGCAACAAATCTTCCTCTTCCGTATGTTATTGATCCAAAATCGCCACTACTGAACATAGTAGCAGCAGTCCATGTTATACCGTCATCACTATATGCTACTATATTTGAACCAGAGCTAATAGCAACAAATCGTCCTTCTCCGTAGGTGACTGACTGCCAATTGGCAACGCTAGGCATGGTAGCATTGATCCAAGTAATCCCATCATCACTATATGCTGCTTTATTTGAACTAGTAATTGAAATAGCAACAAATCGTCCTTCGCCATACGCAACCGACCGCCAATTGGCAACGCTAGGCATAGTAGCAGCAGTCCATCCTAATGAGCCACTTTGTGTGCTTTGCTGTTTTGTTGATAATAATAGTTTTTTTGATGTGAAGCTCATGGTTTAATAGGCCAAATTATTTCATCTGGATTAGAAAACGTCTGAGGTATATCCCTTAATTGTAATCTATATAGTGACCACGAAGCCTTAACTGACAAATCCATATTTTCCCATTTGTCTGGCATAATTTCAATATCTGATTCTTTTAATAGATTGTTTCTTTTAATTCTAATAGAATGCCATTTTGCCTCAATGGTAGATTGATTTTCTCTATCAATTTCTTCTTGCGTTTTGTCTCTTGTTGTTATAATTTCTTTCACAACATTTTCCTCAATAATATATTCAGTATTTTCTTGAATTTCTTTATTTTCAGAAATCGTTTCCACTGGAAGCCAACCGTTTTGTTTTATTATTGACATCTCTATCTCATCTTCTGTATTCAATAAATAAAAATTAGAAATATTGCCCCAATTTGTCGGTAAACCGCCTATCTGTTTCACCTCATTATTTTCTACAAGTGCGAATCTTTTCATAATAATTATTGATTTTGACTACTTACAAATGCAAACCAGTTTGCTCCACCGTCATGAGTCGTAAAGACAAATGTATCAACTTTATTCAATGTAGATGTCATCGTTGGATTGGTTCCTCCCGCCCATCTTGTTCCAGCGGGCCACGTTACTGCCCTTGCCGTCCCATCTGCAACAAATTGCAAAGTAAAAGAAACTACTGCAGGAGAAGCTGGCACATTTTGAAGCGTCATTGTAGTTATAGCAGCATTTAAACTAACATAAAAGAAAGAAGCATTTGCTAAATTTAATGTTAAAGTTCCAGCAGAAATAGATGGCGTAGCTTTTGTTTCTAATGGCGGGTCCGTAAAAGTTAATGTACCATTAATTGTATGGTTTCCAGTAGTTGTTATATAATTACTTAAAACAGTCGATCCAATATACCCGCTTGGATTTGAAGACGCGTAAAAAGCTCCGGTTTGCGTATTACGAACGTATCCACTTGGATTCGAAGCAGGATAAAATGCGCCAGTTTGCGAGCTAGTAACAAAGTTTCCAGTCTGGGAATTGGTCACGTAGTTCGAAAGATTCACGCCAGTTATGAAACCGCTCGGATTGGAGGCAAGATAATAGCTCCCAGTTGTTTGCTTCGAATCTAAGGATGCCTGTAAATTACTTACATCTGAAATCTGCAAAGATTTTCCAGACCATAAATTATTATTTTTATATAAAAATTGACCATTTAGAGATCCGGTAACTGCAACATCATGTAATTCATCTAATTCAAATCCATTCTGTACTTTTACAAAAATTTCACCATTATTTTGCGCTCTTGTCACAACACCAAGATAAACTAAGTGATTTGGGGCGTATGGCTTATTAGCTAATCCATATATTAATGATCCAGTTGGACCCAGCCAAATAGGATCTCCAGCCACAGCAGCGCTTGTATTAAAATTTTGCAATAACCCATCAGTGATAACTGTTCCAGAAGCATTATTTAATAAGCTATCTTGTACAATAAATCCAAGCGTTTTAGATGAAGTGCCTTCGCTAGTATTTGAAGCCAAGCCGACTACGATATTTGTGCCATCCGCGCCCTTTATATAAACTGGCTGCCCTTTGTAGATTGTAGAACCTTCACCATTTTTAACATTAATTTGAGCAGAATAAACAACGCCGCTAATAATTGTATTATTTTGGACTTCTCCATTTAATAATATTCCACTTCCATTAACTGTAGGTCTTAATAAAAAGTCCTTACTTCCATTGATTGATTGTGCTCCAGTTGTATAAACTAAATTAGATATACCAGTAATAAAGCCGCTTGGATTTGAAGATGCGTAAAACTGTCCAGTTTGCGAAGTAGCTACGTAATTTGAAAGATTCAAACTAGCGCTTGTTACAAAACCGCTTGGATTCGAAGCGGGATAAAATGCGCCAGTTTGTGAAGTCGTTACAAAGTTTCCAGTCTGCGAATTAGTGACGTAGTTCGAAAGATTTACGCCAGTAATAAAGCCGCTTGGATTTGAAGATGCGTAAAAAGCTCCGGTTTGCGTATTACGAACGTATCCACTTGGATTAGAAACTGGATAAAACGCGCCAGTTTGCGAATTCTGAACATACGAAGTCAAAGCAGAACTAGTAATAAAACCGCTTGGATTCGAAGCGGCGTAAAATGCGCCAGTTTGATTACTACGAATATACCCGCTTGGGTTAGAATTCATAGGATAAAAAGACCCAACAACCGTACTTATAAAGCCGCTAGGATTAGAAGCGGGATAAAAAAGTCCAGTTTGGTCTGCTGTTATATAATTTCCAGGACCAGAAGCTCCTCCTGTAAACAAATAAAGCGTAGCTGGATCAGCCGTATTTTGATTAAAAGTACTTGGATCAGCTATTTCAAAACGAGTAATATCTCCTTCGAAAGCTTGCTTTTCGATCTTATTGATTGATATATCTTTAATCATTTTTTAATTTTGAGCTGTAAATCCACACCAAAAATTTCCCACGCCGCTTGCGATTGCTCTAACGCGTGTTACTGGAGTTGTTAAATAAGCTGGAGCAGCATAACCGGATTTCATTGCGTCAAAAGAATAAAAATCAACCCAGTCATTTTCAAAAAATGGACTTTCGTATTGAAGAGAAACCGATCCTCCCTGAACGTTTGTATAAGCGGTGAAAACTGCATCTCTTGATCTAGCCATATTGACTGCTTCACCAGTAAAGGGCCCACATTGACCGCTTAATAATAATTTAGTTTGGATAAAAAATTGGTTCATGACTATGACTACACTTTTTTTTATTAAAAGCTATTGTTTGATATAAAAATATTTAAATAACAATTTTCTTCTTGAATAGTGTCGGAAAAAAAAATACTACAACCCGAAACTGTTTTATTTTTAACTAAAGTTTGATAAATAATATCATCTCCTCCATCTACGTTACAGAAAATAGAAGGAACAAGACTGAACTGAACCGGAAAAGAAATATCTAGCCTAGAAATACCAGTTTGAAGCCCCAAAGATATTTTTTTACTTGATTCTTTAACTACTCCTGAAACTTGTTCTAAATTAACAAAACCACTAGGATTACTTATCGAATAATAGCCAGAAAGATCCCCAGAAGTAGCGTATCCAAATGTAACCTCTCTAACTGTTTTGTCATTTTTTATGACATAAACCTTTTCATTTTCTGTTACAGAGCAGAGCTGACCAGAATAAGCAGTTGGATTATTTAACGCATAATCCTGTAAACCGCTTAATGTCTGAAAAACAGAAGAAGAGTCTAATGGAAAAGAATTAAGCCTTCTAAAGCCAATTGGAATATCAAGCCCATTCGTATTATTAGACATAAATTCAATTTTTTTCCTATATAAAATAACTAATAATAATTATACACGTTATATTTATACAAATATAGGATTTATCTTTTACTATGGAAAAGAATTGAAGCTGATCTATTATCTAAAGAGTGAAGTACTGCTAATTCATCAATCTGATTATATATATCTTGATTGCTATTTGCTGGGTTTTCTATGTATTTTTCAAAAATAGATTGCCAATTTTCTATCTTTTCATTTTGAGCAACTATAATAGCTATCTCAGAGACGATATTAAGCTGCTCTTCATTTAATTTTTTTAATTTAAATTTCTTTTTTAATGAAGATTCTATTTTTTTCTCTAAATCTGTCAAGGAAGCCATAACAGATTTCATTTTATTGCAACTAAATTCTGTATTTGAAGAAGCCGAAACTTTTCTAGGAGAAGACTGTTTAATATTTTTCGTTCCAGATGGGCGCCCCGTATCTCCGGCTGGATTTTTACTTCCACCCGTTCCAGCAGGAGCGTCTCCTTCTTTTACTCCTCCTATTAATGGCTTATAGTAACCCTTATCTTTTAAATCTTTATATCTTTTTTGAGATTCTATACTTTCTTCAGATGTTGGAAGTCTTCCGCTTTGGAAAACATCAAAACCTTCTTCTGGAGTCAATACGCCAAGCTCTATCAGCCTAGAGTAAACTCTACTCATAAGAACATTATCTTCAAAATCAACATCTTCTAGTTTAGGCTTAGGAATTTGTTTAAACCCAAGAGCTTTTCCAACTTCTTTCATTTCAGGAATCAAAAAGTCTTTTAAAAACTTTTCTCGACCATATTTTAATCTAGCAAAAAATACTTTAACTTTAATTGACGTATTCGAGAACTTTTCTTCGCCAAATAAGATACTATTTAAACCCATCCTAATATCGTTATCTAGTATTTCATATTTTTTAGGATCTAACAAATTACCAATGTCGGGTATAACAAATTTAGCATTAGTAGTATAATCTGCAACTAAAACCTTACCGACGCTTTGATTTTCGAACAACTTTCTCATCGAAGCTAGATTTTGAGCGCTTGGCATACCAACTTTTTCGTCGCCCATAGTAATCATAAGCACAGCTTGTTGAACCGATCTAGCAATTGCTTGATCAATCTTTTTAAGTTCCAATTTTGAATTAATATCCTCTAAAACAGCAAAACCCATAGGAACAGAAAGCGGCTCATAATTTTGCTTCTTATAAAACACAGCGACAAGCCTATCTTTATCTAATTCTAACCCTATATTATTAAGACCAGACGGAATTCCCATTTTTTGGGATGTAGCTTTTTTATCTAGAATGCTTTTTATTTCTGGTATTTTTTCTGCAATTTTTCTATCCGATTCAGTTTTAGGATTTATCAAATTTTGAAGTTCATAATCATTTAAAATTTTAACATAAACATTATCTAAGAAAGAAGACGATGTTACTATATTTATATCAGCTGGATTTAAAATTATATATTTAACTGGAATTGCAGAATCTGATAAATTTTCATTTTTAGCAGCTTTTGCGCCAAAAGCTTCTTGAATTTTCATCATATTTTCCCTGCCAAAGTCTGCTCTAAACTTATATATAAATATATTACCACTACGATAAAACTCCCTATAAAATTGATCCTGTAAATCCCAAGAGTTTATTTTCTGAAGCCAAAGATCAAAAAATTTTCTACTTTGCTCATTACCGCCAGTTAAATAAATCTCAGAAAGACTGAATTCAGTCATTAAATCTATAGTATTTCTAAAGATTGGCACATTCCAGTACGCTTTCTGGCATAAAACAATTGCATCCTTAGCCGAAATATTAGAATCATAATTCCCCTTTCCCGTTCCGTAAACAAATGGAACAACGCCCTTTTCTAGATTTGCAAATCTATCGATTTTAGTAATCGAAGAAGAAATGTTTCTTCTCATAGACGTTTCTCCTGTTCTTTCACAAGTAGAAGCAAGAGAAATACTTAAATTATCATCTAATGAAGCCATAACCGCCTCTGGAATTTCTATTTTTCTACTCTTATTAGAAATCTTCTGAGTTGAGGCTGATGCGAAAGATGAATCTTTTTCTGTTTTAGACTTAGGCATTATAATGTTATTCTTTTAAACCAATAAAATAATTAATAATTATATTATTGTATAATTCTACACATTTTATAGAAAAAAGGGTGTAAAATTGTATTTAGGCTTTTCGGCTTTTTCAGAGTTTAAATCAAAATAAACCTTAACAGCCCAATTACCAAGCATTAACGCAGAATAATTATCTTTTCTTGGTTTATTAGCCGTAGTCAATCTTCTTAAGTGAGCAGGTAAGTCAAAGCTTTGGGTACCGCGAGCCGTAGAAGAGACCTGAATTAAAGCACATTGATCTTTCGTATCTTTAATTATAAAGTCTTGTTGCTCCATGAAGTCTCTAACTCCAAGCTTAGCTCTCTCCACGGCGTCTTCTGGTGCGTCATCTATGCCTTTTGGATAAATATAATCTATTGGTATATTTAATGAAAACATTTGATTAACAATATCTGGATGAGCACATGAAGCGCTAGCAAACCAAACTCTTTTGTGATCAATACAGCTTTGAAGATAACTATTAGCTCTTCCTATAAACGAAGAAGTAAAATACTGTTTAATACAAATAGTTCCTGTATCAAAATTATATTGAGATTTGGCTTCTTTAAGCATTTCAAGATATTCCTCGCCCTCTTTATCAGAGTTAAATTCAAAAAAACCCACTTTCATTCCCTTGGCTTTAAAAATAGCCGATCCATTAGCTGCTTCAATAAATTGATCGCCACCCGCGTTATCAATAATAACTAATCTAATATTAAAATGCGTTAATAAATAATAAAAGTATTTAATATGATCTTGAACACTTGCGCCAGCCTTCTGATAGCCATGAACATAAACAGAAGTGCCATCTTCCTCATTTAATTCCATTACAGCCATTGCAAAATAGTCAGAGCTTTTAGAAGCACTAAAACTTGGATCGATAGCTAAAACATATTTCTTATCTTTATCTCCTGCTATTTTAGTAGTTGGATATTGACCATTTGGAACCGTGCAAAGTGTCATTTTTTTAGGAGAAAAATACCCATCGCCTCCGTCAACGAATCGGGCACAGTATTCTCTAAGAAACGCCGAGTGACTTATTCCTCCGCTTTTAGCTAATTGAATAACGCCTTGGTCTATCATATGCTCTGGAAGCGATTCATAACTCATTTGAGATACAAAATAAGTAGAATTTTTCATAGCTTCCATTCTATCTTCTCCCACTTTTTCAGAATCATTAAGTAAATTTGGATCTCTAATAATATCAGACCAAATAGAGTAAAGTTCGAACAAGTATTCAAAAGTATAACTCGCCGAACTTAGAGTTATCATCTTGTTGACGTTTTTAAATACAGTTCTGTCTTTTTCCTGCATTCTTCCAGCGCGAATCATTTGATCTTCAACTTCTCTAACTCTAATTCTTTCAGCAACATCTAGAGGAGAACTCATAAATGGCATTAATACTCTTTCTACGATATCTTTAGGCATTAATAGAAACTCATCAATAATTAAAACAGAAGCGCGGTAACCTCTAGTATTTTCTCCACCTAATGGAATAGCAGTTATAGAACCTCCGTGAGGCAACTCAACAGGATAAACGTATTCGTCGTTTCTTTTTACTGGATCTTTAAAGCATTGCTTTGCTAATCCTGCGTCCTTAGCATTAAGCATCTTGTCTATTTCCATAAACAGCCTACGAGACGTTCTAAAGTTAGCAGAAGCAATAAGTATTTTAGTTCCTGGCTCAAAAATACATTGCAGAATACAAAATACCGCAGCGCAAAAACTTTTTGAAGCTCCTCTTCCCCATGTCAACATAGAAAAGTTTCTATTAAACATGGCTTTAATATTAAGTTCTTGATATTTTTCTAGCTTAATTCCTAAAAATAATTCAGTAGTTAATCCTATATTAGATTTTAAAAATTTTGCCAGCGTTATTCTTGCGGTGGCGTCATCCATTTCGCCACGCATCTCCTTTAGCTCTTCATTGAAGTGCCTATCGGGAATAATTATATCTTGATTTCCTACTTCCCACATATTTAGATAAGATTATGCTCTATTAAATATTGAAAATCAAAAGTTTTAGCTTGAGCTACATTCAAAGCTAGTATTTTTGGTATAAGCTCAGAAGACTCTTTTCTTCCTCCAGAAAAACAGAACTGAATATTTTCCGGAAAGTTTTTGCATACCTCTCTGAATCTGTGAAATATGAAATCCGTAGAAGCTTTTGCAAATCTACCAGTTCTAGAATAAGAAAATGATAAAAATTTATTAATATCACATTCTGTAACTACTACAATATACCCATTAGCTTCTCTAGCTCTTTCTACTTCTCTATTAAATCTATCAAAACCAGATGACAACGTAGAAACCAAATCATTTAATGATTTTCTCTCAACGGCTAACAGCTTGTCGCAAGAATAATCTCCAAATTCAAGTTTTTCGTTAATTATTTCATAATTTTTTAGCTTAATAGGCTTCTGCTCCCTTGTATCTACCGTTATGTTTTTTTGATAAATAAAATTGAAATTTAATTCATTTTTATTGTACGAATAACGCTTTTTTAAACCAGTAGATTTAATAAAATTATCCAGATCAGGAAAAAAAAATTCATATGTCTTAATAGATGGAAAATAAGACACGGTTCTCATCTCGGAAGATGAAGGAAAGTAGCATACACTTTTTAATTTTGAATGATCTATAATTTTATTCAATAAGAAATTTTTTGCTAATCCGTTTTTTTCAAGTTTAAGCCAAGATAGCATGTTTTTTTTATTAACAAAATCTGTTAATAAATATTGTTCAAAACTTTTGAATTCGATCGGCTCCTTAGTAAGAAAATCTCTCTTATTTAAATTCCATTTTAAGTATTGATCTATTTTTAAATCATGATCAACTTTTACATGTTTTATAAACTTATCCTTATCGGAACAGGAATACGAACATCCAGACTCTTTACAAGAAAATTTCATATAAATTATGTATTGAAAATTTCTTTTGGATCAATTCCTCTAATGATCGCCTTAAATTCATCAACCGACGATAGCTTTTCTACCTCTTCTTTTAATGCTTCTCTTTGCCTTTCAGCTAAAGCAATCATTCTTTCCCTATTTTCTTCTTGCTTCCAAGCATAAACTAAATTTAAAATCGAAGCGTTCTCATTTCTTTTTTCTTCTATTCTTTTTGAGCGATTAACTGTTAAACTTTTGTATAGCTTATCTTGTCTAGATATGCATTGATTATATTCAGTCTGAGCATTATTAATAGCTTCATTCAGGCTCATGCTTATTTTTCTACCATCAGATTCAGAAGCCATGTCGTCGAGCGACATTCTTAAATACTCTATTCTTCTCTGAATATCTGCTGCAATAACAACTTCATTTGATAAAGTAATAAATTGATCTATCTCTTCCTGCGTTAAATCATCTTTGTCATGAGTATATCTTATAAAAGCGTCTTCAAACAGCTCTCTATCTTCTTGTCTTGAGTAGTTATTTATCTGGTAAAGAAATCTAAATATCTTAAGATATGAAAGCAAGGATTCTACGCATTTTATTTGCGCGCGTTTTAAATTTTCTTCTTTCCATCCGTAATTTAAATACTTATTTATCCTAGCAATAACCTGTACCATTGTAGCGGGAGGTCTATATTGTTCAGAAGGAACCTCACTTCTCTTAAAATTCGAAGACGGCTCGTAATTTATTGTTTCAAACTCTCCAGAGTCACTAACTCTTAAGCTTTTTTTATCATCTTGATCTTGTAAATACTTAACATATTCATTAACAGCTCGGTGTTCCAAATGAAGCGCGCTAATTGTTTGATCATTCAATAAATTTCTTGTAAAAATAAGAGTAGTAAATCCATCTTTTTTATATTCCTGCCTAATTCTCTCCTTTTGTTCTTCAGAAAGAGCGTAGGGTTCCATTTTTTTTATAACATTGACTTTTACTTTACCAATCTGAAATTCAGATATATATTCTTTTATAGCCCTACCCTCTTTACTTCTTCCATCTATTAGGGAATTATTAAAAACCTTCTGAGTCAATTCAGAAAGGTTAGGAGTTGCTCCATCTGCGAACGCAGCCCTAATCAAATCTTCCTGTTCTTTAGAAAGGATAATTTTTTCTTCTTCTGAATTCATTAAGATTCCAATAATATTTGTTTAGCTATTTTATAAATTTTATTTTTAATCTTCTTTATTTGCTTATAGCCAGGTGATCTATTTTTTTCGCTAGTTTTATAGCCCATTACTTTTGCAGCTTCTATTTCATCTAAATTTTCAACATATAATAAGCTATAAACTCTCCAATCTATTGCCGACAGTTTGCCCTTCATGGCTTCATGAAAAATAGCGGTTTTAGAATCATAATCTATAAAAGAATAACTATCCTTAATGTCAATAACTTGCTGCTTCTGTTCTTTTGAAGAGTCGTTTTGACTATATGCATCTAAACTAACAGGCATTTTTACTAAATATGCATCTTTTTTACCTAGCTCCCACTTGGAATAGTCTTGGCAGTCCGAAGATTGCAATCCGTAAAGAGCACACAAGTTACCGCCTTGATTGTATTTACATTGCAGACAGGGTTTGGAGAAAGAAGAATAATTATTTCTTACCAAATTTGTCATTTGATTAGTAATAATTGTATTAATCCATGGTCTAAGAGCCCTTTTGTTATCCCATTGATCCCATTTATTAAATATATGCAATCTTATTTTCTGACAAACGTCATCATAATCCATCCAAGCTATTGAATTCAGTCTCCATCTTGATTTTCTCTTTTGAAGTTCGGCATCTATAATATAGATGCAGTCAGAAAACTCTGGTTTATTGTCGCTAAATTTACTTTCATCCAGCATATTAGTCTATATCTATTACTCTTGCTTTGCTAGATGATTCAGATCTTAATTCTTCTAATATTTGCTCTTTAGTTTTTCTATTTTCTATTGTATTAAAGCCTTGAAAATCTTTTGAAGCATTTGGCTCACTAGATGCTTTTTCCATTAATTCTCCAAAAGAAATTCCTCCGCCAAAATTTGATTTCTCTACAGTAACTCCGGATCTTTTTCTATTTCTTTTAAAGCTTTCTATATATTTTTGAGTACGTAAGTAGTCTTCTTCCAAATCTTGGTCTTCCTGTTCGATATCTTCGTTTTCATTGTCTAATACAGATTCGCTTCTGCTAACTGTAATATTTTCCTTTTTGAACTCTTGGGGTTTAATAAGTGAAGGACTAATAGAGGTGGCGCCAATAGAAGAAGAAATTTTTTCGCCACATTCAGGACAGAACTTAGGCTTAGAAAATTTGTATTCTGTTTTGGCGTAGCATTTATTACAGTATAATTTCATATTTAGTATTGAATTTAATTTATTATTCTAACAGGCTACATTAAAATGTATTAATATATATAATAATATATGAGAATTGACCAAATATCAAAAAAATATAAAATACAAAATTTTATAGAAAAAATTAGATCTCATTTGGCTGAATATAATGGTGAATTAATTTTCAAATTTGGATTAAGCAATACGAGACGTTTTGATGGTGAGTTTTTGGAATCAGATATGATTATTAGATGTTTCATAGATCCAAATTCATCGTATTGGATAGGTGTTTTGGCTCATGAATACGCTCATTTTTTACAATGCATAAGCGGCAATAAGTTTTGGATAAATTTTCAAGATGCTATATTTGATAATATAGAAGATTTAGAGATAGTCTTTCATAAAGATGGAAAAAAACTAGATAAAAGATTAAGAAAAAAAATATCCAGCTGCATTATAAAAATGGAACTCGATTGCGATAAATCTGCGCTAAAAATCATGGATAAATATAAGCTGCCAGTAAATAAAAAAGAATATCGATCTAAAGCAAATATTATTTTGTATAAATATTTATATTGGTCTGAGCATGGCGAGTGGCCAAGTTTAACAAACAAAAAAACAGGTAAAACCGTTGACTGGAAAAATCTAAATGTATCTAAGCTAATGGATCAAAAACAATACGCAAGCTATAAAAATATTCCACTAAAGTTAAGATATTTATTCGCTCAATAATTTAGGTTTTTTAATCAATCCAGCTTTTTCCATTACAAATCTTAGCAATCCAGACCTTACAATATCTGAATACTCCCTAAGCTCAAAGCAATGAATGCCAAAATCTTTGCTTTCTTGATCGTTAAATAAATTAAACATCTTTCTAAATCCAGATTTAGCACCAATATCATTTTGGTTAACAGAATCACCGATAAAAAAGATTCTAGTAAATTCGCCACATCTTGTTAGAATAAGAAATAGGTCATCCCACGTCATCGATGATGCTTCGTCAACGATAACAGCCTTACAGTTCCAAGAACGACCTCTTACAAACCCAACTGGATGACAACTAATTCGATTATCTTTCTTTAATCTAGCAATATCAGACTCAGATAACATTTCTTCTAGTTTGTCAAATAAAATAGCATTATATGGAGCCATTTTTTCTTCACTAGTTCCTGGAATGAAGCCAATTTTTCCGGTCGTAGACGATTCAACAGGATTTCTAATAAAAATTATCTCGTCGACTCTTTTCGCGTTTAATAATTTAAGAGAAGATAAGACTGCCAAGTAAGATTTCGAAGATCCGTATAAGCCGTCAATAAAAACGCACTTAGTATTTTTATTCGCAGCAATTTCGAGAATACTTTTTTGTTTTTCGGTTAGATCTGTACGCTCCTTAATTCCTAAAGTAAAACTTATCTTTGGTCTTTGCGTTACATGAAGAGAAGAATCTTTCTTTTCTTCTGAAGATCCATTGACTTGGGCTGTTTCATTACAAACTGCAGTTACATTCGCGCGCGGCTTTTTATTTTTAGACATATATGTAATATAATATTGGAAATTATTGAAAACTAAAATATTAATGACGACGAAGAAAGCAAACTACTTAATAAGTTTGATCCAATAATTAATTGTAATTGTAATAACAATCGCACAGAATATAAATTCAATCAATTAAACTGGTCAAAGCAACCAACTACCCTAGCTTCGCCACCTCATTAAGTTTATTCATAGTAAATATATACACTAAATCAGATTTAGCTTTAGTTTTATAAAATTAAATTTTTACTATATAAAGGTTTGACCAAGGTTGATATATATATTCAACAATATTTGTATCGTCAATGGCAATAAATTCATTCAAGTTTTCATTATAATCGCAAACTTTGTACAATGGATATTGATTGATTAATGAAACTATATCGTTTAAGTTTTTTCCTCTTTCGAGAATGCAATTACCATATTCAAACTGTATCGAATGTATTTGGTTTGATCTGAAAAATTTATCCATGCCCATCATAACTTCCAACTCAAAACCTTCAACATCAATTTTAGCGTAAATCTGTTTATTGCTAGGAATCGTTAAAAAATCTTCGAGAACTATTAAATCGATTTCTATTTCTTCACACGTGAAAGCTCCGAATACGCCTCTTCGATTTAAACTCGACAAACCTTCGGCGTCTAAGTTGTCTGAAATTATTTTATAAAATTTACTTTTTTTATTTTCGTTAAAACATCCTTTTTGGTGCATATCTACTTTCTCATCACCAGAGAAAAGTTCGATGCACTTATTAAGGTTAGTTTCAACAGGCTCAAAACAATAAACTTTATTAATTTTATCTCTTCTATTTGTTAATAAAGCCTTAGTATAAAACCCTTTATTTGCGCCTATGTCAAAACAAACTATATCTTCATCTAATGAATCAAATAATTCATTCAAAAACTTTTTTTCCTTTTCTGATATCATTTAAGTTTATACACCAAAATGCGCATGCTGGAAAATAACGGCCCAGGCCGAAACGGCTCGAAACGAAAAACCACTCCTATTATTTCTAATTTTTTGAAAAATAGGGGGGGGTACCCCACGCCCCTACGTATTCTACGAATAAAAAATAATAACAAGAAACATAAAGAAAAGAATAAAAAAGAATAGGTCAATCATAATAAGATTATATAAGATATTACATTAACAAAGATTAGATAGATTGTTTTTTA